TGATGACGTTTTATCAACTATGCGACTGGCTCAATTCAATCCAGACGAAGGGATGAGTATATCGCCGGCAACCAAGGCAAAATGTGAGGCGGCTTTGACGCAGATGAATACTTATTTATCGCCACCAGAAGACAGGTGGATACTAGGCCGGGTTGCTACCTTGCTAGCTCATTATTGGGTTGGTGCGCTGCCCGAAAGCGTTGGTGCGATGGTTGCCGAGGACTGGGTGAAGGTTTTGACCCGCCGACCAGCGTGGGCAGTCGAAAAAGCAATTGATGAGTGGGTAGCAGAAAAAAACCGTCGCCCAACGCCTGCAGAAATCGGTCAACGAGCGTTGCAATTTGCCGCTACAGCCTTCCGTCAGCGCGATCAGTTGGTCGCAGTTCTTAGCTCAAAAGAAAAACCGCGACGGAAAAAGAAGCAGGCAGATATCAAGAAAATCTCCAAGCTAGTAGAGGAGATGAAGGCCAATCTCAGCGCGGCATGACATGGCTAAAAGACAGCCAAAAATCCACAGCGATTTTGGAACGCGGGAGCGCAGCCAGCACGGTCCTGTCATTATTGAAAAAGTGGCCGAGGAACATGAAAGCCGGGAGAACCGGGATCGCGCCCGCGCGCTCGAACTGGACGACCCTCTTTATATCTACAGGCGCAATCGCACCATCACGGCTGCACAACGCGATGCAGGGTTGATGTTGCGAGAACTTTGGGTGCGTACCGGCTTGGAGCCATCGGTAACATCGCGCTATTCAGAATTGATAAGCCAAGGCTCTGTTGAGTCATTGCGGATTGCGTCAGTAGACCATTACGAGCGGTATGTTTCGGCAATCCGTGCGGTCGGCCCAATAGCCTCGGATGAGGTCATGTCGGTGGTTTGCCTGCAGCAAAGAATAAAACCCTCAAGCATGGAAATCTTGCGTAGAGGATTGAATTTGCTCGAAAAACATTTCGGGATGAGTTGACAAATTATAGGTCGGTCGCTATAATACGACCATAGAAAAGGGAATGGCAACGGGCCAACCCAAACGGCGAAAGGGCCGAAAGATGACTAAACAGAATTTTAAAATTCACGGTTACGATCAACTTTTTTTCAATGAAAAGTATGTGCGTGACGAAACGTATTCAACCTTCGACGAAGCACAGGCGCACTGCCGACGTATGGAATGGGTAGAGGTTGAGACTCCCGAAAAAGCATACAAATATTTCCGCCGCATCAACGGTCGCCGCACTCTGGTTGCCGAGGTGATCAAATATTCCGACGGTTCCGCCTTTGTCGATTTTTGTCACTGGGCCGAAATGTTCGACAGCGCCGACGAGGCATTCGGGAAGCTGAATTTCTCGCTAGCCAACATGGACGCAGCGAACGGCTGGCGAGACTGACCTCACCAGCCCCCCCCCCAGCCCCGTACCGGAAACCCGGTCGGGGCTTTAAGGGTAGGAACTACGGGAGACAGACAGATGGGAATAAGGCCAATCGTTCAGCGGCTTGAGGCTCGCGCTAATTGGCAAACCAAAGCGCGCGGCAGTAACGAAGATGAATATAAAATTTACCTTGCTTGCGCCGATGACGGCGTGGGCGGGGATATAACTCGCGGCGGCGCACCGCTGCTAACCTTTGATGAATGGATGGGCCAATGAAAATAAAAATCACACAAACCGTCGAAGTAGACCCTGCCTCATGGGTCTTAGAGTTTGGGCTTAACCAATACAGCGATCAATCCGATGTCCGCCAGGATGTAAAAAGTTATTTAGAGGGTAGGCTCCAGGGCTACATCGCAAACTTGGGCTTAGACCCAAAATGAACGTCAAACTACTGCGCGATGCTGGCGAGGCTTTATATGGGCCTCGTTGGCAAGCACCACTCTCCCGCGATCTTAATGTTGCGGTTCGTACGGTTCAGAGATGGGACGCAGGCGACCGTGGCATCCCCGATACTCTAGCAGCCGAATTGGTAGAGTTGTTAGAAATCCGTCAGGTTGTGATTGATGGTTTAGTGGAGGAATTGATAAGAAATTAAGGGTTTTTTATCATAAGAAAATGCTGAAATATGAAGGGGTTAGGAAATGCGTTTCTATCAATTGCAAGTGGACCCACATGGATTCATCGACAGTGATGATAACAATTGCCACTGGTTTACATCGCGTGCTGAAGCCAAAAAGGAACAGCGTAGGCTGCAACAAAACGGAACCGAAGTAAGTTTTAGAGTCTACGATATCCCAACCAAAAAAATGGAATTGTTACATTGGCTCAATGCCTACGGTAATCCTTCTGGGTTTGGGTATAACTAAGTTAACAACGCCATACGAGAGGTTATGACCCATATGTTGTGTGGGTGGTTGACCGCACCCCCGAAATCAGGTAAAAACATCAAACTTTCGATATTTGCGACCGCCCGCCTTTTTTAGCGGGTTTTTTCATGGCTGACGAACTGATCTATTCCGCCTACGTCTACCCTGATGGGGACGGCGTTCGTTTGCTAATTGATGTTTCCGGTTTGAGATCGCCAATGGAGGCCCGTTGGCTTCTGTACGATCTAATCGGCGATCCCGACGAAGATAACACCCTGCGAAAGGTCAGCTTGATACATTGAGCCTCGCCATTGAGTACCGTGCGATTGACGATCTAATCCCCTTCGTCAACAACGCCCGGACCCATAACGATGAGCAAGTGGCGCAGATAGCCGCAAGCATTAAAGAGTTCGGCTGGACAAACCCTATTCTGGTGGATGATGGTCGGGGGGTCATAGCGGGGCATGGCAGGCTTATGGCTGCGCGAAAGCTGGGCTATGAAAACGTCCCTACGATTGAACTGGAAGGGTTATCCGACGCACAGAAGCGCGCCTACATCCTGGCCGATAACAAGCTGGCTGAAAACGCTGGCTGGGACAACGATTTACTAAAGATTGAACTCAACGGCTTGGATGATGAGGGCTTTGATCTGTCCCTGATTGGGTTTAGCCAGATCGATCTAAACAACCTCTTAAACGACCCTGCAGAAGGATTAACCGACCCGGACGAGGTGCCTGACGCACCGGAACACCCTGTAACCCGTGAGGGCGATGTGTGGGTGTTAGGCAACCACCGGCTGATGTGTGGGGACTCAACATCAACAACTGCGCTGCAGAGTCTTTTGGGAGATTTGCAGGCTGATCTCGTTTTCACGGACCCGCCGTGGAATGTGAATTATGGCGCTAATACAGGCGGGATGCCGTGGAAACAACGCTCTATTCTGAACGACCACAAGTCGGACAGCGAATGGTTAGAGTTTTGCCAGGGGTTTAGCGCCAGTTTGTTTGCGGCCACTAAACCGGGCGCGCCTATTTATTTGGTTATGTCCGCACAGGAGTGGCCTGTTGTTGACAGTACTTTGCGTGAAGCCGGGTTTCATTGGTCTTCTACAATCATGTGGATAAAAGACACCCTTGTGCTTAGTCGGAAAGATTATCACACACAGTACGAACCTATCTGGTACGGCTGGAATGATAAGGCAGGGCGCAGAGTGAAGGTGCAGGACCGCAAGCAGTCGGATGTTTGGAAAATCAACAGACCGAAGCGGTCAGAGTTGCACCCAACAACAAAACCAGTCGAGTTGGTCGAGCGGGCTATCGACAACAGTTCAAACGCTAAAGACCTAGTGCTGGACTTGTTTGGCGGGTCTGGCAGCACACTGATAGCTGCAGAGAAAACGGGCCGCGCCGGAATGCTTTGTGAATTGGACCCAAAATATTGCGATGTCATTGTCCAGCGCTGGCAGGACTTCACTGGCCGACAGGCGGTTTTAGAGGAAAGCGGGGAGTTTTTCCCCACTATAAAAAGAGATGCAGCCTAACCCCGGCGGTCGTCCTGCATTTGTGCCGACTGAGCAGCAGCGGCAACTGGTCGAGCAGATGACCGCTGTCGGTATCCCGCAGGAAAGCATCGCCCGCGTTATCGAAATCGATTTGAAAACACTGCGGAAGTATTTTAGGGACGAACTCGACACGGCTGCCGCAAAGGCCAACGCCAAGGTCGGAGGTATGCTGTTCAATAAAGCCATTAACGGCGATACGTCTGCGGCAATATGGTGGTCTAAAAGCCGGATGGGCTGGAAAGAAACATCGGTTAGCCAGCATACAGACGGCGAAGGTAACCCTCTCGCGTTCCAGGTAACGCTCGTTGCACCAGATAAAGATACCTGAGGCCTTCGGCGGCTTATTCGAGAAGTCGCGTTACAAAGCCTATTACGGCGGCAGGGGATCAGGCAAAAGCCATTCAGCGGCTACGGCTGCGCTGGTGCGGGCTGGTCAAAAGCCCCTGCGGGTGGGTTGTTTCCGCGAGGTGCAGCGATCCATCAAGGACTCCGTTAAGCAGCTGCTTGATGACAAAATTGCTGATTTAGGCATGGGTGGTTTCTATACATCGCTCAACAACGAAATCCGGGGTGCCAACGGTTCGGAGTTCATTTTTGCCGGGTTGGGCAACCTGACAGCTGACCAGATTAAATCTATGGAAGGCATCGACATCGCTCTGGTTGAGGAGTCTCAAACCATATCGGAGCGTTCGCTTGAAATACTTATTCCGACGATACGCGCACCCGGCTCAGAACTATGGTTTTTATGGAATCCGCGACATGCGTCGGACCCGGTAGATCAAAGGTTTCGCGGCCTTACTCTGCCGGAAAACACAATCGTCCGTCAGGTTAACTATGTGGACAACCCGTTCTTCCCGGACGAACTGGAAGCGGAGCGGGCCTTCGATGAGGAACAAAACCGCGAACGGTATAGCCATGTCTGGCTAGGCGATTACGAACCGACAGCCATAGGCGCAATCTGGGACCGCCTGACGTTGCACAGCGGGCGAGTAACAAACGTGCCTGATTTGGAGCGTATCGTTGTAGCGGTGGACCCTGCGGTATCAAGCAACTCCGGTGCTGATGAGCATGGAATAATTGTGGCGGGGC